ACCCAACTGATCCTGCTAACTGGGAGCATTCAAACGCCTACTACGTCAACGGCTCAAGCGGCATTGCTACTTACGCTGATGACACTATGGAAGACACTGATGTCTTTACTGACCTTGCTTTCCGTCAGCTTATCAAGCTCATGGATGACCAAGACACACCAATGGACGGACGTTTCATTATCATCCCTCCATCGGCTCGTCGTGACATCTTGGGTATTGATCGTTACAACAGTTCTGACTTTGTAACAACTGGTGGTGTTAACAACGGCCAGATCGGTAGCCTGTACGGTGTAGACGTTTACGTTTCTTCTAACGTACCTGTTATTGAAACAGCAGCGCAGAACACTGCAACTACTTCTGTCAACGACACTCGTGGTGCTATCTTAGCACACCGTGACACTATGGTGTTGGCAGAGCAGATGGGTGTTCGCACTCAAACTCAATACAAGCAAGAGTACCTTGCTGACCTCATGACTGCTGATACATTGTACGGTGTACAGGTATTACGTCCTGAAACTGGTTTTGTTCTAGCTCTCCCGGGCTAAGCAACCACTGAGGTGGCCCCTTCGGGGGCCTTCTCTTTACATTGACCCAACCACAACAGGACTAGGTAATGGCCTCTAAAATCCTCCTCAAGAAATCTACAACAGCTTCAGCAGTACCTACGACATCCGATGTAGATGTGGGTGAGGTAGCAGTCAACACTGAAGACAAGCGACTGTTTACACAAGACAACGGCGGATCAGTCGTTGAATTAGGTACTACCCCTTCTTCTATTACTACTTCAGGCACAGTACAGTTTGGTAGCTTGTCTGATGGTACAATTACAGCAACAGCCTTTGTTGATGAAGACAACATGGCTTCAGACTCTGCTACACTAATACCAACACAGCAGTCTGTCAAAGCCTATGTTGACACAGGTGATGCAACAAAACTCAATCTTTCCGGTGGCACTATGTCTGGTGCTATCGCAATGGGTACAAACAAGATTACAGGTCTTGGTACGCCAACAGTATCTACTGATGCGGCTACTAAAGGCTATGTAGACTCTGAAGTCAGTGCAGTGATTGACAGTGCTCCCGGTGCTTTAGATACGCTTAACGAACTAGCGGCGGCACTTGGTGATGATGCTAACTTTTCTACAACAGTAACAAATAGTCTTGCACTCAAGGCTCCTTTAGCATCTCCTGCATTGACAGGTACTCCAACAGCCCCTACAGCGGCGGCTGATACAAACACCACTCAAGTGGCTACAACAGCCTACGTACAGACTGAGCTGGGTGACTATGCTGTCACAGCTTCTCCTGCGCTTACAGGCACTCCTACGGCTCCTACAGCGGCCGCAGACACCAACACCACACAGATTGCTACAACGGCTTACGTACAGACAGAGGTTGCTGATTATCTGCCGTTAGCAGGTGGTACGATGACTGGCGACATTACGCTAGGCACAAACGCAATTACATCTACAGCAACACCCGCAACAGATGATGAATTAACACGTAAGGGCTATGTAGACTCTATCCTTGGCTCTGCAACCTCAGCGGCTGACTCAGCAACAGCGGCGGCTACATCAGCTTCTAATGCGGCTACAAGTGAATCTAATGCCGCTACATCAGAGTCTAATGCGGCTACTTCTGAAACTAATGCGGCGGCATCGTATGACAGCTTTGATGATCGTTACCTAGGAGCTAAAGCAACTGCTCCTGCATTGGACAACGATGGTGATGCACTAATTACAGGTGCTTTATACTTTGACACCTCTTCAGAACTCATGTACGTTTACACAGGTTCTTCATGGGTAGCGGCAGGTAGTGCTGTCAACGGTACGTCAGAACGTCAGACATACACAGCTACAGCAAGCCAAACAACATTTGCAATTACATACGACATTGGTTTTGTAGATGTCTACCTTAACGGTGTCAAGCTCCTTGCAGGTACAGACTTTACAGCAACTAATGGAACAAGTGTTGTATTGACAACAGGTGCTACAGCAGGTGACATTGTAGACATTGTAGCCTACGGTTCTTTTGAGCTTGCTAACACGTACACACAAGCCGCCGCAGACGCTAAGTTTGCTCAGGTTGCAAATAACCTATCTGATCTTGCTAGTGCCTCCACAGCCCGTACTAACTTAGGCTTAGTAATTGGTACAGATGTACAAGCCTACGATGCTGACACAGCCAAGCTAGATGTAGCACAGACCTACACAGCACAGCAAACCTTTGGCGAACTCAAGGAAACTGTATACACATTAGGTACATCGGGTACTGTCGCCTTAGACCCTGCCAACGGCTCTATTCAAACCTGTGCTTCATCTGGCCCAACATTCACTGACTCATTAGAAGCAGGACAGACTCTGGTGCTACACATTACAGGTGGTGACTCAAGCCCAGTAACATTTCCTACGGTGACGTGGGTGACATCTGGAGGCAATGTTGCACCAACGTCTACAGCCAGTGATGTCTTTGTGTTCTGGAAAATCTCCACCACGCTCTACGGAGCTTACGTCGGGAACTTTGTTTAATGCTAGGTAAGGCACTAACAACAGCCGCCGCAGGGAACGCCGCAGGTGAGGGACTGTATGTCGAGGAAGTGTTCTCAACGTATTTGTACACTGGGACTGGAGCATCTCAGACAATCACCAACGGTGTTGACCTAGATGGCGAAGGCGGGTTGGTTTGGATTAAAGACAGGGATGATACATATGGTCATTACTGGTTTGATACTGAACGTGGGGCAGGGAAAAATATTCTTTCTAACACTACCAGCGCAGAAGCCACCGATACAAATAAGTTAAGTTCCTTTAACTCCAATGGTTTTAGTCTAGGTACTAATGTTGCTGTGTCTACAAATGGCGACGACTACGCTTCTTGGACATTCCGCAAGGCTCCAAAGTTCTTTGATGTTGTGACGTTTACAGCAGACGCTGGATCAAATAATGGAACAAAAGCCCACGCTCATAATTTAGGAAGTTCTCCCGGATTTATTATCATAAAGCAAACAAACGCCGCAAACTCATGGGTTACATTTCACAGATCGTTAGCCGCAAATAACCTTATGTTTTTAAACGCAACATCAGACGTAAGCATTAACTCCGGATATTACAGTTCAGTTTCAGACACTCATGTAACAGTAGGCAATGCTTTAAATGAAAATTCAGCAGAATATGTGATGTACCTATTCGCCCACAACGATGGCGATGGTGAGTTTGGTGAGGACGCAGATCAGGACATTATTAAGTGTGGTAGTTATACGGGTAATGGTACATCCGGGAATGAAATAACTTTAGGTTTTGAACCTCAGTGGGTATTAGTAAAGGCCGCTGATGACGATCCCCAGTGGGACAACTGGTTTATCTACGACTCAATGCGTGGAATGACAGACTCTCAATATAATGCGCTTGCCCCTAATACCAGTAGTGCGGAGTCTGTGGGCAGCTCATTTTTGCTATACCCAACCGCAACAGGATTTAAGTTAGGCGGAGGGAATAACAACTTTCCAAATAATAACAACATTGACTACATCTACATCGCCATCCGCCGTGGCCCGATGAAGACTCCTGAGAGTGGGACTGAGGTGTTTGCGATGGATCAATTTGGTCAGACAAGCCCGTCTCCTCCTGCGTATAACTCACCGTGGCCTGTTGACTTAGGAATACAGCGTGACTCTGTTGCCAATGATGATTGGATATGGGCATCTAGGCTAGCTAGCGGAAACTATTTAAGATCTAATGCAACATCCGCAGAAGTAGCTAATTCCCAATACCTTATGGATTTCCAGAATGGGTTTAGAGACAGTTCGGCATCACTATCCACTTATTATGGATGGATGTTCCGCCGTGCGCCCGGTTTCTTTGATGTGGTGGCTTATGAGGGGACAGGTAGTGTAACTACAGTAAGTCATAACTTGGGTGTTGCGCCTGAGCTAATTATTATAAAAAACAGAGATTCATCAACAAATTGGCGAGTATATACAACTGGTATTGATGGGACATTAGATTATCTTTATTTAAATCTAACTAACGCAAAAGGTAATTCTGGAGCAACTCTGCCAACATCTTCTGTGTTTTCAATAGGTACTAATTCAGACCAAGGTGCAAGTGGTAACTCTTATATCGCCTACCTATTCGCCACACTACCCGGCGTATCCAAAGTGGGAAGCTACACAGGTAACGGATCAAGCCAGACCATTGACTGTGGGTTTAGTGCAGGTGCGAGGTTTGTCTTAATCAAGCGAACTGACAGCACAGGTGACTGGCACGTTTACGACTCAGAACGAGGCATTGTTGCAGGTAACGATCCACGCTTAGAACTGAACACAGTAAATGCTCAAGACACTGGTAGTGACGACATTGATCCCGTATCAAGTGGCTTTGCAGTCACAAGTAACGCAGATGTAAATACAAACAATGCAACCTACATCTTCCTAGCAATCGCTTAAATGGAGAATCAACATGAGCGAATATAGAGTACGAGCAACTGGTGAGGTCAAGAATCAAGGCCAAATCAGGAGAGACAACCCAAATATGTCCCTACCACGAGTATGGAACGCCAACGTCTGTGATGCACTGGGCATTGACCCTGTACTCATAGCACCTGCTCCTGCACCATCAGGTGACTATAAAGTCGTAGTACGCAACGGTGTTGTGCAGGATGCGAACAGCAACTGGGTGTATGCGTGGGTAGAGCGTGACATGTTCGCTGACACTACAGAAGATGGTGTGACTACCACAAAGGCAGAGCATGAAGCGGCCTACCAAGCCAAGCTAGATGCTGAAGCAGGTGCAAGCGTACGCACACAGCGTGATGCTAAGTTAGCTGAGACAGATTGGATTGCCTTAAAAGCACTTGAAGCAGGTAATACAGTAGCAACTGAATGGTCAACCTATCGTCAGGCTCTTAGAGACATTACAACCCATACCAACTTTCCCCATTTACAAGATGCCGATTGGCCTACTAAACCGGAGTAACACATGAGCAAAGCAAGAGACTTAGCAGACGTTGTAGCAACAGGTGGACAGCTTGCTGATGGGGTTATCAGTGTTTCAGAGATTGACGGTGTAACAGCAACAACTGCAGAATTAAACTACCTTGACATCACAACGCTAGGAACCTCAGAAGCATCCAAGGTTTTGACTGCTGATGCGAATGGTGTTGTCACGTTTGATAACGGTATTTCTGAAGAGTTTACGACAATTACTTCAACGTCAAATGCGGCAACCATTGATCTTCAGGATGGCACAAACTTTTACCATGACCTGACAGAGAACGTGACGTACACGTTCAGTAACCCTGCGTCAACTGGCAAGGTGTCGGCATTTACGCTCAAAATTGCTCAGGACTCAACGGCTCGCACAATTACATGGCCTAGTTCTGTTGACTGGCCTGCGGCGACTGCACCAACTATCTCTACCGACAGTGGTGCGATTGACTACTTTGTGTTTATCACGCATGACGGTGGCACAACATGGTACGGATTCACTGCTGGGCAAGCAATGGGGTAACCGATGAGTACATCCGTTAAAACAATCATGGCCGCCGCAGGTAATGCGGGTGGGGACTCTTATTGGTATAGGGTTTATGAGCTTAGCCAATCTGAAAATTTCTATTTTCGGGACGTAGCAACAGACTCTTCTGGTAATGTTTACGCCGCAGGAATTGAATTTGTTGCAATTGATGGAAATTGTCTTGTTAAATTAAGTGCTGACGGTGACCATGAGTTTGCTAAACAAAATACATCTAGACCCGACTGCTATGCTGTCACTGTTCTTTCGGACGACACCCCAGTATTTTTTCCTAGTCAGGCAGGAGGCGACTCTATGTTCTATCTGGCATTGAATCCAGATACAGGAGCTAGAGATACTGAAATCAAATACAGTGGCAACGGTACAACAGAGATTTTTGATGCCGCACGAGATAGTAACGATAATGTTTTAATTGCTGGTAAATTCCGAAGTACCAATACCGGTGATTCCGCTCCTTCTGTTATATCTATTGACTCATCTGATGGTTCTATTAACTGGGGGAGAGGGTTTCATTATAACAACCTTTCATCGGGTGAAAGGTCTAGGGGGGTTGTCGTTGATAGCTCAGATAATGTGTACGCTGTTGCATCTATTTCAGGTGGAGACGTTAACGCTATTAAATATAACTCTTCCGGTGTTGTTCAGTGGGAGATGAGGCAAAACACAGCGGTTGGTTTGATAGAAAGTTGTGTTGTTGACTCTAGTAACAATCTCTATTTTTCAGGTCAAGAAGGCGGTTCTGATGCTGGATTACTGCTAGGGAAAATTGCATCTGATGGATCTGCTTTAACCTACATATATAAATACGCCACAAACAATAAAGTTGAAGGGCAAAAATTAGCAATTGATTCATCGGACAATATTTATCTTGTAGGTTTTCAAGAGTTCAATAACAGTTCTTCAACTAGACGAGGGGTTATTACTTCTGTTGACACATCTGGAAATATTAACTGGCAACGATTTTTTTACCCAAGTGGAGAGACAAGTTATAACTGCCAGATACTAGGTGTAACAGTTGATCCGAATGATAATTTAATAATCTGTGGCAGGTGGGGCGTTACCCTAGGAGCGAATGCTTTTATCGCAAAACTTCCTTCTGACGGATCATTAACTGGAAATTATGGAACTGGTGATTATTCATTAACATATACGTCAACAGGAACATCCTTGACTAGACAAAATGCAACGGATTACGGGGGGTTTACTTCTTCAATTTTAAACTACACTGTCGGTTCTTACACAGTTGCAAGTACAACTGATTCGCACAGCAACGCCCCAATAGGTACGGGTGTATTCACACAGATAGAGGAATAGTTATGTATATTAAACTTACAAACGGTACACCGACAGAATATACAATCGGTCAATTACGCCGTGATAATCCGAATGTTTCATTCCCGAAGAAAATCCCAACAGAGATACTAGCGGCATTTGATGTGTATCCTGCTGTTGTCGCTGATGTGCCAGATTACATTGAGCGCACACAGGCAGTAACTCAGGATGCTACACCGACTCAGATTGATGGTGTTTGGACATATGGTTGGACTGTATCTGATAAGTCATCTGATGAAGTTCAAGAGTATGACGATTTTAAAGCGTCTAATGTACGCATAAAACGTGATAATTTACTCGCTGAAACAGACTACCTTGCACTGTCTGACAACACGCTGTCAGCCGCAATGACAACCTACCGTCAGGCTCTCAGGGACATTACATCTCACGCAAACTTCCCATACTTGGAAGAGGCTGACTGGCCTGTAAAGCCTTAAGGAAAGGATGTGACACAAATGGCAACAGAAGGCACTAAGCAAGTCGTTGATGCAGTTAGTGTACTCACCGTAGTTGGAACCATAGGCGAGTTGTTACCTCCTTTGGCGGCCTTATTTACTCTTGTGTGGACAGCAATCCGCATTTATGAAACAAAGACAGTACAGAGGCTTCTAGGAAGGAAACCTCCAGATGATAGCTGAGCTTGCCGCCGCTAATGCCGCCTTTGGTGTTATTAAGGAAGCCATAGCAAACGGTAAAGAAATCTATGAAGCGGGTGATGCACTCGCAGACTACTTTGGC